ATTCACTCTCTGACTATGTTATCAACAAAAGACTTGTTGATGATAAGACTGGAGAGATTGAAGTATTTAATGATATTACGGTAGGCCTATATGATGTAGTATATATATCAGGTAGCACCCTACCTACCAATAGATACGCTGAACTTGAGTTCTATATGGATGCATATCAAAAAGGTCTCATTGATAGAGTCGAAGTTCTTAAAAAGACTGAAGTCTTTGATATCGAAGGAGTTATGCAACGTCAGGATGAGATTGCTCAATTGCAACAAGCACTTGAGGAAGCTCAAGAACAGATTAAAGGGCTTAAAGGCGATTTACAGACTCGCGATAGAGAAGCCGTTAATCTTCGCAAGAAAGTTGAAGTCGAGAAATTTAAAGGCGACTTGGATGGAGTTTCCAATAAAGCGAAAGCTGCAGGAACATTATTCAGTAAGCGTCTCGATGATACTTTAGCCTCTGAAAAGCGTGATATTGCGTCACGTTTAAAGGAAATTTCACTTACCCCTGGAGGCAAGGGCAGTGACAAAAAAGGAAAATAAACAATGGAAGAAGTTACTCAGGATACCCCTCAAACAGCGAATACCGCACTTGATGTAGAATCAAAGGCATTTGGTACTCCAGTTAATGAAGGCTCCCTAGAAAATAATCTTACCATTACTGATGCTTTTACAGCTGAAGTAGGGGAAAATACAGTGCCAGCTACTGAAACAGTAACACCTGAGCCTGTATCGGAAGCAAATGTTGAAAATCAGCCTTATGAGGCTAAAAATGATGAGAAACGATTTGAATATTGGCAGTCACAAGCAGCCAGACGGGAAAATGAACTTAAAGTTCTACAGCAACAGCTAGCAGAAGCGAAAGCTCCACCTGCAGCAACGCCTGAAGTACCAGCGCAGCAGACTCAACCAGAAGTTCAAGAGTTTCCTCCTCCACCTACAAAGCCAGAAAAGCCAAGAACATTTTCTAGAGATGAGGCCTATACAGACCCATCGTCTGAAAGTGCTCGATACTTAGATGAAGTAGAATCATGGCGTGATGATATGGTTCAATATAATGAACTAAAAGGTCAATATGACGTAGCTATTTTGCAAGAACGCTTAGACGCTCAGGAAAAAGAGCGTTTAAAGCAAGTAGAGCAACAAAAAATCCAAATGGACAATCAGCGACAATCTCAAGAGATATATGAGCATGTTGTTGGTCACTATGGATTTAATGAAACTGACGCAAGAGACTTTATTCAAACCATGAGTAAACCTGAATCTATCACAATGGATAATTTAGTCAATTTGTATAGAATGCAAAAAGGTATGGCTGCACAGGCGCCTGCTACAACAGCAGCTCCCAGCCCAGCTTTTACTCAAACACAGAATGCTCAATCCATACCATCACCTATGGGTGTTGTGACTGGAGAGACATCTGCAGATACGCGTTCTGATAGTGACCAAATTATGGATGATTTAATTAACACATTCAACTCCAAGAATCCTTGGGGTTAATAACTTCTTAGGAGAAGGAAAATGGCAAACGTAACAAGTATATCCACAGGTGCTGCGCTCGGTGCGAGTAGAGTGTCTATGGACAGCAACCGTAGGTTGTTTAACTTTGGGGACAGGGTTGCAGAATTGGCTCCCCAACAATCGCCTTTCTTTGTTTATCTTTCAAAAGTAGCAAAAAAAGCGACTGACGACCCAGTATTTAAGTTTTTAGAGCAAAGACATCAATGGCAAAGACGTAATTTCCATATTGCTACAGCTGTAACAGCAAACGCAGTTGCAGCTGCGAGTGTTGTAACCCCTATCACTATAGACCCTAAGTGCTATTATAACAATGATGGTACTGTTAGCCCTACTGAGGTAAGTGCTCAAGGGTTTTTGGTTAAAGGTGCAATGGTTGCAATAGAGTGCTCATGGGATGCAGATGGCGCTGGCGCTGGTGCTGCTAAAGATGGTATCATGAATGCAAAAGTAACTACTGCTGGAACTGTAGTAACTCCAGTAAGCTTTTACTCTAATGATGGTACTACATTTGAAACATTCGATGACACTGATACAACTGAGACTCTAGCAATAGCAGATAATGCAAAAGGGCAAATTATTGGTTCTTCATACGAAGAAGCATCTACTTCCCCAGATGGATGGCAAGATTCATTAGCAGATAAAGAAGGGTATTGTCAGATTTTTAAAACTGGCATGAATATTTTTTCTGGAACTGCAATGGCAACTCGCTATCGTGGTATTGCTGATGAATATAAGCGTGTGTGGCAAGAAAAGTTAATGGAGCATAAAATGGACTTAGAGCAAGCCTTCCTATTTGGAATGGGTTCTGCTGGTTCAAAAACTGCTACTGCTGACACTACAACACGATATACTCATGGTATCTTGCCTTATACTCGTCAATATGGTAAAGTGTATAATTTTTCTTATTCATCTTCTGGCTATGATGCCTTTTTAGATGCAATGGAAGATTTCTTTGCTGTTGAGAGTGGAAATTCTGGCAATAAGCTTGTATTGGCATCACGTAAAGTGATAACATATTTAAACAAGCTTGGAGCTGGTTCATTTATGAATAATTCAGTTGGCTCTTCACAGTACAGCCTTGATATTAATAGCATCCCTGGTGCTTTTGGTCATCAAGTAACTATGGTTAATACAATATTTGGTAATCTACACTTTGTAGCTGAGCCATTATTGAGAGGTCCATGGGAAGATTACTGTGTTTGTGTTGATATGAAAAATGTTGCTTATCGGCCATTGTCTGGTAACGGCATTTCTCGTGATACTTTCATTGAAACTAATGTTCAAGCTAACGACATGGACGGAAGAAAAGACCAAATCATTACTGAGGCTGGTCTAGAAATATCTCTTCCAGAAACTCACGCTATCTTGAAATTTAGTTAAGGAGGTTTAGTCAATGGGTAACATACAAACAATGAATGGAGCTATTGGGGGTATTGGTCAAGACCCATCTGGCGCTTATACTGTTGATTTCGGCATGGACAAATGGACTGTAGCAGTAAGCGATGGTATAGTTAAATATACACTAGGTGCGGGAGTTTTACTTCCCGCATCAGGTGTAGTTGCTGATGTCGCAGATACAGCAACAGAGACATATTATGGTCCAGAGATTGTCGTTGACCTTGGTCAATGGTGTAGCTTTAATTCACCATTAATTGATACTGGCAATTCTGTTGCAGATGCTGAAGCAACACGTACATGGCAATATTGGGATTCAACTGGCGCTACATTTGATAGCAATGGTGATTGGACAGGAGCTTCTGGAGCTGGATGGAAGACATTAAAACATTCTGCTCATGCTACAGAAGGTGACGCCTTAGAATATACAATTGATGGCTCAACCAATGCAAATTGGGAGCATGGTAAATTTGGAGTAACTAAAGTAAGATTAATTGTTGGTCTAACAGTTAATGATGGTGATGGCTCTGATGCTTTAGCTGCTGCTACCATACAGGGGCTATTAGATACCCAAAATGCAAATGCATGGATTAAGGTTAAAAATGTCTACACGGCTGAGAATAATGACAGTGATACAAATCCTGTTATTGTAGCAGG